GTGGAATCAGCCTTCAAAAAAGACCCTGCCCTTCCGATTATGAATTCTTCTGGCAGCTTGTCTTGCTTTGAGAAGTTGCATCTTTTACATGCAGCGACGAGATTCTCTGGATCATCTGTGCCTTGCCTAGCAACCGGGACAATATGATCGACCGTGTTGGCTTCTGCTCCGCACCAGTGGCATTGATAGCCATCTCTTGAAAGTATCCGAAGACGTAGCTTCTTCCATTGAGTTGAGTTGGACTTACGCTGTGAGTGAAGTGTCATCTAGAAGTAGCCCTTCCGTGTGTGGAAGTCCCAAGCATCGCACATGCTTCCATAACGTTTCGTGATGTAGCGAATAGTCTCATCGATCTGTCTGTATGGATCTAAATTGCGATACCACTGTGACCTCATCTGACCAAGACCAAAGTGAGATCCATTCCTTGCCAAAGGATTCCATCTAGATTCTTTATAGATGATCTTATAAAGACAAGTGAATTGCTTGTAATCAACGACTCTTGAATGAGCATAAAGCTTGTATTGATCTGCTTTGGTTGCAGCTTGTACGGGTTGCATCTGTAAAGATAGCGAGCCTATGAGTAGGCATAGAATCCCCACAACCGCCAGTCTCCTTAGCGAGCTACACGGCTTCAGCCGCTCGCTTGCAGAGCTGGACGGTAGCAAGCGTGTCAAATAGGTGTCAATTATGTGGATAAGTTGAGCGCGCTTTGGGTGTGTCGTCCACAGGTTATCCACAGGTCACGTCCTCATGATCTATTACAGCATCATTCATCGCGAACGCTGTATCCATGACCGACTTGCCAGCCACTTTCAGAAGAGCTCCACAGTTGCAGAGATAAGTCATCGTCACATGGCTCACTTGTCGCCACCCCAGCCCCGACCCTTAAAGTGCACCGGATTGGCTGTGTAGATCCTGCTCATTGGGATCGTGCACCCATCGCAATATGGCACTCGATCAAGATCGTCTCCGATGGGTCGCTTGATTGTCTTTACCTTTGAGCAGACTTCGCATCGATAATCATATTCAGCCAACTGAGTCACCTCGATCCATTACTCCCATGACGCCACAGCCCAAGCACTGAACAAGCACCTTGCCATCGCCAAGCTTGACTTCGTCCATCATCACTCCATGATTTTGGACCTTCTTTTCAACCCTGCACAGGTAACGCAGCTTCTCCATGAGAGCTTCTCCTTAGATTCTCGATTGGGTGAAGGTTGTACTGTTCGACCCAGAAAGTCGGTTGGTCGCGACGTCTCCATCGCTGATCTTTGGCTATTGATACCGGAATCCAGCCTTTTATTTCATAATTGGGCGATTTACCGGTAACCAGTACCGCGATGTCACAATTCCGATCGGTGTCTCCGATGATCAAAGCTCCAGAGTCGTACTTCGTCCACTTTACTTCTAGACGAGATCCGACGTCGGCTTCTTTCTTGAAAGTGTTGACAGAAGGTTCGAAGTCATGATTGCCAAAGTAACGGGCCACCACAATCTCCGCGCATATTGATTCCGCGATCTGGCAGACGTATTCATGGAATGAGATTGACTTATCGAATCGAGTCGAATGATCTGGACGACCACCGATTGCTTCGATGCGTTCTATGGCCTTGTAAAGAGACTTCAACATCTCTTCGTAAGAGACCTTCATCTTCATTTGCACTCCATGCAATACCAGAGCTCCGCCGATCCCATGACGAAGTCATATCGACCGAATTCAAAGCTCTTGAACATCTCGCATCGATCGCAGAATTCAACCTTCGGCGGCGTCACTTGATCTTTGACCACTGTGCCATCGATGTCGATGCGTGTGCGTTCTCCAGTGTTTAGCTTGATAAACTCGATTGCGCCCATTAGCTTTGCACCTTCCAAGATCCGGTCGAGCTTACTTCGTACCAGATTGGCGGACATTGATTGGCTTTGGACTTCTCCGGGCAGACATGTCCACGGTAAGGCTTGCCAGTCTTTGGCGATGTGCCTTCTTTGAGAATCATGTGCCCATGCTTGCACAATGGAGCTTCTGCCAAGATCTCACCGCCTAGCTGCGAAGCAATCTCTTCGATGGTGCTTCCAGCTGTGGCAAAGCCGTCTTCAGAAAATGGCTTGCTCCACGGATCTTCTTCAATCTTGTCGATGAATGCTTTCGGCATGTTTTCGACTTGCTCCATGTTTTGCTTTGTTGGACGTGTCTCTGATCCAAGAAGAAGTCCGGCACAGCGTCCGATTGCGGACGTGACGGTATCTTCAACGAACCAGCGTTTCATGCTTGGGCTGTAAGACTCGACCCGGCCGAATGCGTAATCGATGGCCGATGGCTTCTCATCTTCGTATTGTCTGTATATCCGGCACTCGACCAGAATGTAACCGGCTGCCGCGTTAAAGTCGATGATCGATGTCTCGACGCGATTTGATGGGAATGTGGCATGTAGACGCTTTATTCTGGCCGCGACATCTTCGTAATTATCCAAGAAGCCCATTTACTTGACCGCCTTTGCTAGACGCTCCAACTTACGAGCTTGAATGCGGCCCATGAGCATTCCGTCTTTGTGGCCTTTGTGATAGCCCCAAGCGAATGCGATGAATGCGAGAATGATCATATAGACCAAAATTTGAACTGATAAGGCTGTGCTCATTTATTGCTCCCGTTCGGGAGTTACTGTGCTTGGCTCCCTACGATAAGAGTGAAGCAAAGGTCAGACAAGGTCAAGATTCCCGTGTGTCTTTGGGCGTGTCTTCCCCGATTTTCGGCTTGTCTTTGAGTCCGTTGGAAGCAAGTACCGAACCGAGAGCCCCAGTCAAGAAGATCGTCAAGGTCGAAAGAAGCTCGATGAATGCTCGATCATTGGGTGCTTGATCGCCTAGCGGTTGAGTGACAAAGATCAAGGCGTAAAGCATTCCGGCGACTGAGAAGACGAAGGTCAAAGCGAGACTGACTCCGATGAATACGATCAGCCGTGCTTTTAGCTGCTCATTACTTAGGCGTCTTTGTTGTGAAGCCATTGGGATCTTCTCCAAATATGTCTTCAGTGCAGACTCCGAGAGCCTTACACTGTGGCGGATTGCATTGAGGCTCTTGCCAGTTTTCGAACTCCTGGCATTCATATCGAGTCCAACCCTGATAACCACATGCGGACAGCGAAAGCAAGAAACCCGTCGCTAACGCTGCCCACAGTAGTCTCCGAGTCACTTCCCCAATAACCCGAAAGCTGTGTCTTTTGGATTGAGATAGCGCATGATTACCGGTGCGACAGCTGCCGCTCCTGCCATGAGCAAAGTCTTGGGATCTGTCTCGCCAGCCATGTAGAGAGCGAGAGCAGCTGCGACGAATGAGCGTGCCCATGATGCAGCCATCTTCTTCATTTCTTCCATGTTTTCTTCTCCTTTGTTGGCTTTTCAGCCTTCTTCGGTGCTTGAACTTCTACCGTAGGGAATTCGCCTTTGTAAGGGACGTACTTTGGACGACCAAAGCCGACGACTTCTTTGCCGATGGTGCGTTGCTTGACCATGACCATTCCGCCATTTCGCTGATCTCCAGTGCCGGAAGTATTGCCTTCGATGGTCGTGATTGTTTTGCCGTTGATTCCTACGACGATTCCGATGTGCGAGATGCGATCGACCCCGTCATGTGGAAAGTCCATGAATGCAAGATCTCCCAGTGCCGGGACTTGATGCCATCGAGCGATCTCTTTGAATTTGTGTGCCCCGTTGGCTGTGCTGACAACCGAGTGAACTTTGACGCCAGCTTGGGCAAGTACCCAGTTGCAGAATGAGCCGCACCACGGAAGTCCGTTGGCCTTCGTGAAAGCTCCGTACTTTGTAAGGTTGTCGCCTTCTTCGATTGTGCCAATTTCGCACTTTGCAATTTCAATGGCGTGAGCTGCTGAACCGACTGGATAGCTCACCCGAAGATCGCTTTCACTTCGTCTTCAGTAAGCCCAAGAGCTGCAAGCTTGGAAAGTGCTGAATCTTTTTTGGCAATTTGTGCTTCTTTTTCAGACAGAATTTCAGTTTGTACTGTTGGCCAAAGATTGTCCAAAGTTGCCTTTGTTGGCTTAGGTGAATTTGAAAGCCATGTAAGTCCAGTGTATTCATCGCCATTGATAGTCCATTCGGCGTCTGCATACTTACGAGTTAAAATTTGAGTGTAGTCAATTGTCATGCGCCGATCTCCATCACTGTAATTGTTGAAATGCCTCTTGGATAAACACCCGAATCAATATCGGAAAACGATCGATTAATGCAACCCGTTGATCCAGTGATTCTTGTCTGTATTTTGTAAGTTGTCGCGCTAGTAGTTGCAGGGCTATCGACAAAACTTAACGCGTAATTTGTCATAGCGTAACCGGCTACCGGTGCACCTTGACCCGATGTTTGTGATCTACCGCCAGCGGCGTCGCCCTGTGCGATAGCGGTGGATCCTCTTAATAATTGCAAATATTGCTGTCCGTTGGAATGTTCAAGCGAGTAGTTCACGCTAAGCATTACTAAGATTTTACTTGTGGATAAAGTTGGAGTGATAGTCACCGATAAGCCTGTGATGTCCACAAGACTTGTGCTTGTAGTAGTAAATGTGTCAGTTTTGTTTGTTGTGACTACTTGCAACACTTTGCCGCCGCCGCTAGGTGTTGCCCATTTCAATCCAGTACCTTGGGCCGAATCAGCTGTGAGCACTGTGCCATTTGCTCCTACTGGCAGACGCGCCGGTGTATCGGCTGCGGTCGCTGTAATGAGATCACCCTTGGCGTCAAGAATTAGCAATGGATCGACAGCGACCCAAGTGAAGTCCATGTCTGTTCCCGATGCTTTGGATAAGACTTGACCAGTTGTGCCACCTTTTAGATCAACCAAAGACGCATCGATGGCGTCTCCAAGTGATTCGATGGCTGTCGCTCCGTCTTTGACAAGATCTGTCGAAGTCGGTACTGGCCAGCCAAAGGAAGGGGTTGTCGTTGCCATATTTTCTCCTTATTGCACGATCAAGGCGTCTTGCCATGAAAGTATAGATGAAAGTGTGTTCCAAGCTTCTGAAGGCGCGACGTCTTCCCACTTCATGGCTTGAAGCGAGAATTCCAACGGCGTCAAGTAAAGCGAAAGATTGAGTGAGTTATACCCGGCGGAGAATTGCCAGCCTTCCACAAAACCTTCAAAAGTGAGTCCCATATTGATCGGAAGATCGGTGATCTGCAACGGAAGGCCCATGAAGACATTGAGAAGCGCATCGCGATCTGAATCATCGATCTCTGGAGATCCCAGTGGAAAGGTGATTTGATTGAAGTTGGCTCTTGGGTAGGCGCGAAGAGCAAGATAAAAAGCCGCCTGAGATGTCGCGTCTGCGCCATTTTCAAGAGTCGTCTGAATGCTTTGTGCAAGTGATCCATAGATGGCGATTGATTGTGGATCTTCATCGCTGACTTGTTGATTGTTCTTATATTGGACCGTAATTTTGTTTCGGACATCTCCGGCGCGAGTAGCGATCTGAAGGCCATTTGAAAGAGCATGAAGCGCGGTGACTTGGACGTACCCATTCGTCGCAAAGTAAGAGCTTCGATGAGTGCTG